ACGAACCGCTCGAGGCGCCCGTGGTATTGCCGTGCGTGCCGTTGAAGTTGGTATCGTTGACGGTCACCGCCACGCGGGCATAGGAGCCGCCCGTGACTTCCGTGCCGCCGCCGGCATCGGACGGGGCCACGGTGAACAGGGCGTAATACAGCGTTGCAGGCTTGCTGTAGGAGGTCGCCCGGAAAAGGTGGTCGGCGATCTTGTTTTCCAGAAAGTCGGTCATCGAGGACATGCCATTTTCTCCTTGGGGAAAAGGCACTCCTGCGCCCGGGGGTAGCGCCGCTCATGCGGCGCATGGGGAACAACTAGGCCAACACGTTGAGGTTGGCAGACCGAGCTACGGTCTGCACTCTGCCGCCAACGTGGTACAGCGTGATTCGTCCTTCGTAGCGCCCAACCGCGAGCGAGTCCAGGCCGCCGAACGGCCACACGAAACGAACATAGCCGCCGGTGAATGGGTTTTCCGGCGCACCTGGCACCGTCAACAAGACCGTGATCGTGCCTGGCATTCGCACCAGCATCGCCGCGCTTGAGACATCGGTCAGGTCGATCGGCAGCGAAGTATCGCCGTCGACCAGGGCGAAGCGGAGATCGGGCAGCGTGTCGCCCTTCACCACGTCGATAATTGAACTCATGCTTTGCTCCCTTGGCCAAAGACGGAGGTGCGGCGCTCGCGGGCCCTGGTGATGGCGTTCGCCGCCACCGCGGCATACGCCAGCCCTTGCTGCGGATCCGCCCAGATCGTTCCGCGCATCAGCAGCAGCCGAGCCTTGGCCCCAGAACACAGCGCGTCGTAGTAGTCGTTGAACAGGAAATCAGGCCCCTGCGTCGAGTCACGTGTCGGGCCCAGGATGACGGTGAGAATGAGTTGCGTCGTCACTGTCGGTTGCGGCAAAACGCAGAATTCTTCCGGCTGCATTTGCGTGACCGCCTCGGGTGTGCCGGCAAGACCCAACCGCCAGCCGTGGAACAGGCGATCGCACGTCTCTGGCGTGAGCACGCCCAGCTCTCTCCCCGCCACCTGAGCCTCGACGATCTGGTAGACACGCGTGCCAGCGTCGGCCTCGAGCGGATAGGACACCAGCCCCGGGGTCAGGAAATAGGCCGGCTGGACCTCTTGCCAAATCTTGCTCTCGGCACAGAAGTCGATCGCCGTGTCGCGGATCGCCTGAATAGCGATCGGCGGAGGACAGGCCGCAACCTCTGGTTGCACGCTCGGCAGAAATAGAGTCCAGTCTTTCACGCCGCGTTCCCCGCTCCACGCAGCTCGAATACGTTCTGGTTGCGGTCTTTGGCATCACGTGCATCCTTGCCGAACATCATCGTGTAGACCGCCGCCTGTTGGGGATTCGACCACTTCGCACCGGCCATCAGCATCAGCGTGGCCTTTGCTTTGGCGCAGATCGTCTCGTAGTAGTCGGCGAACAAGAAGTCGGGTCCGTCGATCGAATCGCGCGTGGGTTGCAAGGCGACGGTCAAGATCAGGGACGAACTGCTCGTTGGTTGCGGGATCACTGAGAACTTGTCCGTCTGCACCTGTGAGACAGCTTCGGGTCTCGCCACCACGCCGTTACGCCAGCCGTAGAACAGCCGATCCGCCGTTTCCGGAGCGATGACCGCCAATTCCCGGCTGGAAATCTGCGCCTCGACAATCCGCGATACACGGGATCCGGCCGTCACCACGAAGGCGATCAATACCGGGGTCGAAGTGACGGTGTAGGGCGCTTGCGTCTCCTGCCAGATTTCCGACTCGGTGCAGAAGCGGATGACCGCGTCCCGAATCGCCCAGGTGGCGAGCGGCAGCGGGCACGCCTCGACCTCGGGCAGCACGTTGGGAAGGTAAGACGTCCACGGCGTTGTCATAGGAATTGCCCTCGCACTCGCGTCACTGCTCGTCCAAACGCGCGGTTTCTACGAGAGCGCGCCTGCACCAGTTGATCGGCCGCCATCTCGCCGTAGATCGCGGCCAGGCGCGGATTTGCCCACTCTGCTTCGTTCATCAGCATCAACCTGGACTTAGCACCCAGACAGATCGTTTCGTAGTAGTCGTCGAACAAGAAGTCCGGGCCATCAATGGCATCGCGCGTCGGCTGGAGAGCCACCATCAGCAGCAAGGACGTGGTGGCAACAGGTTGCGGCACGACACTGAATGCATCGGGCCCGATCTGCGTCACCGCTTCGATCGTGCCGGTCCGTCCGGTTCTCCAATTCTGGTAGACCTCGTCGCAACGCTCTGGCGTCAGGATGTCGAGTTCCAGGCCATTGACCTGCGCCGCCATGATCTGTGCCACGCGCGACCCGGTCGCCGTTACAAACTCGTAACTGAGCGGGGTGGACGTAATCGTGTATGGCGCTTGCGTCTCCTGCCAGATCTTCGTGTCGGCCAGGAATTTGATCGCCGTTTCCCGTACCGCCCATTGCGCCACCAACATCGGGCACGTTTCGACCTCGGGCAAGATGCCGGGCAGGAAAGACGTCCAGTTGGCTGCCATTACGCCTTCTTGCGCACGAAGACCGACTTGTTGCGCTCCCGCGCTTCTTGCGAGCGGAGATGAGCCGTCGCCGCATAGATCGCTCCCTGTTGGGGATTGGCCCATTCCGCTTCCGGCATGAGCATCAACCGCGACTTAGCACCCGCAGCTAGGTCTTCGTAGTAATCGTCGAACAGGAAGTCGGGCCCCTGGGTCGAATCGCGGGTGGGCTGCAAGGCCACGGTCAGAATGAGCGAGGCAGTTCCCGTCGGCCGTGGAACGACCGCAAATTTGGTCGTCTCGACCTGCGCCACGGTGTCGGGCGTGCCCGTGATCCCGTTGCGCCAACCGTAGAACAAGCGGTCAAGGCTCTCTGGCGTAAGCACGGTAATCTGACGTGCAGAAATTTGTGCCTGGACGATCTTCGCCACGCGAGACCCTGACGTCGTGACGAAATCGTAGGTGATCGGACTCGACGTCAGGTTGTAGGGCGTCTGCGTTTCCTGCCAGATCAGGCTGTCGACACAGAAGCGAATCGCGGTATCGCGCACGGCCCACAACGCCAGCACCAAGGGACAGGTGCTCACTTCCGGCAGCACATCAGGCAGAAAGGTCGACCAGTCTTTGCTCATTGCTTCACCATTTCACTGGCAGCACCAGTGCCGAGTGATGTTTCAAAAGCGGCGCGGAAGAGTGCGGCTCGCGGCGTCACCACAAACTCGTCGTCCTTCGATTCTGCGCGGAAGATCACGTAGGACTCCAAGGCGGGCTCGTACTGCTCGTTGAGGGGGATGGTGCTGTTGATGGTCAGAGCGGTGGTGTTCAACTCTGTCCACGAAGCGTCGAGGAGCTGGCCGGCGAGGCTCTTGGGATAGACGTAGAACCTGTTGTTCGGTTGCTTGCTGGCATCAGCCGGAAAGCGCATCCAGTGCACCGCGGGCCCGGCTGGGTCCGTGCGCCAGCCGGCCCGGTAGGCACGAAAGGTGTCGAAGTCGGCGTAAGTGATGGCGCCCCCGTTCTGGACCCCATAGACGTCGATCACGAACCAGCCATTCGGGACAATCGTTTGCTCGACGCCCGCCACACAGGTTATGGCACCCGTGACCGTGAACAGATCAGGCCGCAGCACGCAGGTCTCGCGCAGTCCATCTAGCGCATAGGCCAACAGTTCAGGATCGGGATAGCGAACCTTGTCGGTGTCGTTCAGCGTCGGCCGCAGCCGGTCGAGAACGGCCTGGAACGTAGCCATCAGTCGTCAACCGTGGTCGCTTTCTTCGCCGCCTTGGCCGCGCGCGCTGCTGCCATGCGATCGGTCTTGATGGCCTCTACACCGTTGCTCCTGGTCTCGGCCGCCGTGCGCAACGCGGTATCGGCGTCGATCCGCGCTTGCACCGCTGCCGCCGCGGCCTCTGTCCTGATGTCGGAATAGGGCCTATAACCGGCGCCAATCGACAGAATGGCGTCGTAGTGTTGCTCGTCGGAAACCTCGGCCACGTAGTCCCCGAGTTCGTTCGGCAAGAAGTGGTAAAACTTGCCGCCATAGGTCATCTTGGTGCCGCCCTTGAACGGCGACACAGTCTGAATGAAACGCGCACGCATGGGCTACCTCATCCGTAAAAAATGGACCGACCAGAAGGCCAGTCCAATTACGTTACCAAGACCGCTTAGGCGCCGTACCGCGCTGCCCGATAGAAGAGCTGGAAGTCGATGCGCCTGATCGTTGCCGGATTGGTCGCCGCGGACGCCACAATGCCCAAACCGATCGAGCGATCCACCAAGGTGGAGGGCGCGATTTGCTGGAATGTAGCCAGTGCGCAGCGCGTGTAGGCAGGAGCCTGCAACAGCGTGCTGCCAGAGGCGATGCCTTCCACCCCCACTGTCGCTAACACTCGACCCGCATCGCCGACCGTTCCCGTCATCAGACCGAGCTTGATGGTGATCGTCGGCGTGCCGTTAGAGTCGAAATCATCATTGGAAAGGATGAAATCGACCGGCACGTGGTCAGCAGGAAGCACCGCCAACTCGATTAAGTCGTTGATCGCCGGATTGACGCCGGACGCAAAGATGATCGTCCCGGTAACCTCCACCAGATCGCCCGCTTCGGTGGAGATTACCGACGAATGCCGAAGGGTCTGAATGCCCGTCAGTGCGACGGCGGTCGTCGAGCCCGTTATTTCATTGGTTGCGTAGTACGCCATTCGTTTTCTCCTTCAAGCCGCTGACTGCTTAGGCGCCGTACCGCGCTGCCCGATAGAAGAGCTGGAAGTCCAAGCGCCTGA